CCATGGTAGGGTCTGGCCGAGATCGTCGATTGTGGGGCACACCAGGGGCCTTCTCGGCCATTCTGGGGGGCAGAGCAAACTGCACCGGAGCATTTTGGGCCGCTTAATGCCAATTTAGGTCCGATTTTAAGCCAAAAACGCAGATTTTTCACGTCATTCTGGATATAAAACGGATTCCTTGTAAGTCCCCTAAATTCCCCATCTTTCCCTATCGCGGGGACAATGTGGGGGACAATTTTTTTTATTGTCCCTTGACACGGCCTTCGGTCCGAAAAAAAGGAAATGCCCCTCATTTCGTGAGCCGTTCAGAGGTCAAAAAGCGTTGGCCGGAACGTTGATCGTATCATTATCGGCTCATTATCGTATCACGCCGACCATTCATTTTTTTTTCTTCTTGTACTCACGTAAAATGTGAGTATGGAAACGACATACTACAGTTTGGAAGCGACAGCGGCGAGGTTAAATCTGCCTCAATCGTACATTCGCCAGTTGGCAAAAGAAAAAAAGATTCCATTTCTAAATGTTCGCGGGCGGCTGCGATTCAATCCCGCGGCAGTTCAAGCCGCGCTTGACCGGATCGCCGAGTATTCACGAGAACAGGCAAGAGTACCGCTGGGTCACGCCCCCGACGACCCCGCTGGCTGAATGGCCGCCGTGGCTGTTGGCGCGAATGAAAGCGGAATCTCGAAAGACCGAACCGGCGCACACTGAACCGGCAGCGGGGACTATTGCCGCAGGTCAGCGCAATACTGAACTAACCCGTCTGGCCGGCGCGATGCGCCGGCGCGGCTTCGATGCTGTCGCCTCGCGGCGGCCCATTTAAGGCCCCTGGCGTACGCCAGAATCAAAAAACGGAAAAAATGGGCACAATGGGAAGGTTGACTTGCGTTTTTTGATTCTGGGGCAAACTGAAACGTTTTAGCAGGAGAGCGGATTAAATCGCTTTGCAGCAGGACAAATAATATAGACGAGGCTTGAGCATAAAGATATAATGTAGTCCAAGATGGGCAAGGATGTTGCGATCAAAGTCAAGGTGTCAATGGTCGATGTCAACATCGATGACATCCGTCAGGCCTGCCGTCGCCACGGCAAATCAGAGCGACAGATGATGCGGCAGATGGGCTGGTCGCGTGGCTTTTGGTGGCGTGTCCGTCGCCAGCGTTCCGTTTGTATGTCCATCTCCGACTGTCAACGGCTGTTGATGTTTCTCAACCAGTAGTAATTTTTCATTTTTTTTTTCCTTTCAAACGGGTGGCCTCTTTTGAGGCCACCTTTTTTTGTGTTTGTATGCGATAATAGAGGTATGGAGCATAACGTGTATGGCGCAATGCAGATGCGGCAACAAGGTCGAGTACGACGGTATGGAGTGCATAGTGTGTTATCTGGAGAGTTTTCAGACCTACACCAATGGCCGTCAGGTTATCGAGATGCTGCGCCGCATACGGAAGACAGGAGTTTGGATCGATGACGACGGGCGACCGCAAACCATCCACGCCGCTGAGCCGCGAACCGGCGTGCGGAGCGGGCATCGAATTGGCCCAAAGGGTTTATGGTCTGGAGGCCAGTGATCTACGGCAGTGGGAGGCGATTGAGCGGATACAAAACCGACTGCCGCACTGGGCGACTCTGTTGATGAGCGTGTTAACATTTCTGTTGGGTATCGCGGTAACGATTGCGACGAAGGGCGGCGGATAATGCACAGGTCGATACAAGATGCGATTATCCACGTTGAGCAGGCGATGCTGCTGCTCAAACACGATACGGTCTATGGCGACGCGACGGTGCTGATGGCCCTCAGCGATCTGGACGCCGCGCATCAGCGGCTCAGCCGCTATCTCAAAGAGTATAAGGATTGCGCATCGGGATGAAGGCAATGGCCGATGCACAAAGCGGACGGCTGGCCGAAAATACAGGTGACACGGCGGAAATTGAAATGATCGAGAGGACAGAAGAATGAAAAAAGAACGGTTACGAGTGAGTTATTACCCAAGAATCTTCTGCCGGTATCTGTGCTGGCGGAAATGATAGATAAAGAGGACTGAAATATGGCAACGATATACACGGCTCCAGCGGCTCTGTGTACGGGTACGGCAGCAGAGGACGTCTCACTGAACGCGAGTGATAACCCGTCGAAATTATCAGTTGTGATGGCGGACTTGGCCGCAGAAGGAGAGATTGCGTCAGACGACACGATTCAGTTCGCGGCGGGGACGTATTCTGTTGCGGGTGGCGACTTTACGGACGCTGGATTGGCGGCCTACAACGGTGTCGCCGCGAACAACTTTAACATTACGTTTACATCCGCCAGCGGAGACCCCAAAGACACCATCATTGATTTTGTCGGCGTCGCGGCGGATGTGGGAGGATTTAATTTAATCAGTGCCGGCACAATGCGATTTATCGGGTTGACTGTCAAAAACAGCAACGCTGCTGCGAGTGGATCGGGAGCGGAAATCGAAATGACCGACGGCACGTTAATTATTGAGAACTGCATAATCGGCAGTGATGGCGGTGGGCATAATCTGGTCACCATACACACTGTTACGGCGGCGGCCAAGTGTTACGCCAAAGGCAGTGAGTTTTACGGAGCCGCCAACGACGGGATTAGTGCCAAAGATGACAGTGGGGCAGGCGGCATTGCTCATGTCATTTACGCGACAAACTGTTATTTCCATGACATTGTCGGCAAGTCTTGTCAGGCCATTACATTGCACGGCGGGGGTGTAGCGACGGCGATTTATTGCCGATTTGAGAATATTGGAGCGGAAAACAAAACCAGCGGAGGGCCGATAGGTAACGACGACGACTTGACCAACGAAGCTTATTTATTTAATTGCTATGTTAAGGATTGTGCTTATTGTATCTCAAATCCCGGCTCGATGAAGATGCGAGGCAATTACATTGAAAACTCGTCAGGCATGACTATACGGGCGGTAGATTATACCGACAAAACAATTGAGATGACGGAGAACATTTTCAACATGAAAATCAACGCGGCAGCGGCTCCGCTGCGGTGTTTTTTAATGGCAGCGAACGCCGGGCGAATTGTACCGCGTTTTGATTTTGTGAATAATATCGTCATTAATCGAGGAGAGGCTACAAACTGTTTGGGCGAAATATCATCGACTGGAACGCTGACGCTATTGAATGTGGTCGGTAATTTAGTTTTTAGTGACGAATCGACTGCCAAGAATCTGGCCACATGGATATCGGCTACAACCAATATCACAGACAATGTATTTTATGCCAAACATGCCAGCGCTGCGACATATGGTTATATTTATAACACAACCGCAAACACGCAGAATATTTATCGCAACATCGTTATCGGGAGCGGCAGCTTCCAGCGAAATTCTACTGCGGGTGTGACTGTGAATAATGGGTACAATTTTTACACGACAGGGTTGCAAGCCGACTATCAAAACAGATGGACCTGGGCGGCGACTAATATCGGATTAACTGATGCCGTGATTTTGCAGCGATTTCCATTTTTGCGAAATGTTGCTAACGTGAACAATTATACACAACAGTCACCGGTGGGAATCGGTACAGGTATTGGCGTTAAGTCCTCCACCTCCGGCGCGGCGGGGTTTATCGGCGGACGCGGGTTTATTGGATGATAAAAATGAGCGTGCTCTTTGTCATTGTGTTATGTTTATCGAGCGTCTGGCCGCATTATACGCGGCGGCTGGACGATGGACGGCTCCGCGTCGTCCAGCCTGACCATTATCAAGAGTTTCGCGACGGCAAGGCATACGGGTATCTGGAGTTTGGCGTCAACCGGACGCCACACGAATGGCTAACAGCGATTGCGGATAACTGGCTGCGGACGTGGGACACGACGCGGTGCTACAGTACGTATTACGGCGACATACACCGAGACGGGATTGTCAACTATAAGGACTTAGCCGTGCTTGCAAGATACTGGCCGGCGCGTGAGCCGCACGGCCTGGCGGCAGTGGCGGAACTAATACAAAACGAGTGGATGTGTGATTAGGAGTTAATGAGATGAGCTCAAAAGAAGTCGTTAAATATACAAACGAGCAGGTCAGGCCGATGGCCGAAAAGCTCAGGGGCCTGAAGGCCGAAATCGACGCGGCATTGCTCCAGTGGCACAGTGGTATCGGAGCGGAGTTGACCGCCGATCTGTCTACGACGATTGACGACGGACGCGAGGCCGAAGGGATCAGCCGGTTGACAGCCAATGACTGTGTTAACTTGATTGCGATCCTTGAATCACTGCAAGCCGAGCTGGGTCAGGTGGGCAAGGCACAGATTATCAGCAAGCCGTGTGTCAGACCGCTAAGGGTGGGATAAGATGGCGATAATTGAGCGATATGTTGATCCCAATGACGGCAGCGACCTCAATGATGGTACAACCGAGGCGTTGGCGTGGGAGACGATAGAGCACGCCGTCAGCGAGATTGCCGACATTTATAGCCTCGGCGATCCGCAGGACGGCGTTACGCTGCATTGCAAGCGGTTATCCGGCACAGGCCGATACAGTTTCAGCGGCGGCTCTGTCACTATTTCCGAGCACGCAACCCTAACGGCTCCGTTGGTTCTGCGGGGCTACGCGGCGTCGCCCGGCGACGGCGGTCTGTTTGCGTTTTCCGGGGGGATAAAAGTAACCGCTAATATGGTCGCCATTATCGGGTTTGATGGCGTGGCAGCGTCATACGCTGACTGCTACTATTTTAACGGCGGTCAGGGCGGTCTGTTGTATCGCTGTCGCGGCGAGGCAGCCTTTGGACGTGGCGTCTATCTGTATCGCTCCGGCGGGCTTGCATTGTGTTGTGATTTTACGAGCGCCAATGGCTCGGCAATGCATATACGTCGCGGCGCGGCGCGATTGTGTCGGGCGGTGTCCGGCTCAGGGCCTTATGCGATTGATAACGGCGCAGACTACGGCGGTGCGTTTGTTGCTCACTGTCTGGTATCCGCTCCGTCCGGCACGGGCATCCACGTTGCCGGGACGTGGTCACACGGTTACTCAGTAAGTCATAATATCGTGTATGACTGTGTTGATGGGATTGATGTCAGCGATGCGGCACTAGCTTCCTCTGGGTTCCGCTGTGTTGATCATAATATCATCTGGGATGTAACCAACGGGATTGTCGGCGACGTGGCTAACGCGGCGGTCGTTGTGGCGTATGCCAACGCGATCGGTCATGTTACATCGAGTCGGCTGGTTAACAAGCTCCGCCTGTTTGATGATATTGTGCTGACGGCCAGTCCGTTTGTGGATTACAGCGGAGGCGATTTCACAATTAATAACGATCCCGGCGGGGGTGCGTTGCTTCGGGCGGCTGGGTTCCCAGTCCAGATGGCTTACGACTGGGATACTCTCCAACCGATCGCGACGTATGAGGGGTCTGGCGGTGGTGGCGGGGGTGTGAGTCTCTCTCGCGTGTTTGGAGGCTTATAATAATGCGATTATACCACAAAGATATAACAAACAAAAAAGTCATCCTGTATATGGTCGATGACAGCGACCACGTGTCGCCTGAGACCGGACTGACGCTGACGGTGCGCGTGTCCAAAAACGGCGGCGCGTTTGCCGCCGGCGCAGGCTCGGTCGCAGAGCTTGAGGATGGCTTGTATGCTTATACGTTCGGGGCGGGTGATGTGGATACGTTAGGGCCCGTGGTTATTAAGGCCACCGCCACCGGCGCGGATCAATGCGTAGTTGAGGGGCGTGTCGTGGCGTTTGATCCGGACGATGCGAGTGCTCTTGGCCTGGGCCGTCTGGACGCGACCATCACATCGCGACTTGCGGCTAATGCCGCGCCGGCTCATTTTGGCGATCTGGCAATCACCGAGACCACCGGCAAGGTCACCGTTAACAATGTCGATGACTGCAAGGCCGACGTCAGCGGTCTGGCGACCAGTGCCGAGATTGCGGCGTTACACGATTTTGATCCGGCGACCGAAAAGGTAGAGATTGCAGGCACCAAAAACAGGCTGGATGACCTCAATGATATTGACGGATCAAGCGTAACCGTAACGACCAATAACGACAAGACCGGCTATGCTCTGACGACGGGCGAGCGCAGCAGTATCGCTGATGCGGTCTGGGCGGCCACCACACGGACGCTGAGCAGCTTCGGCACGCTGGTCGCTGATACCGCCGCTGCGGTCTGGGGTGCGGTATCGCGGACGCTAACGGCGGGTACAAAAGACAGCGAGATCGCCGCGATCTACGGCAAACTGCCGACCGGCAGCATCGCCGACCAGGCAACGGCAGAGGCCGTCAAGGCTCAGACCGACAAGATGAATTTCAACGCTGAGTCGCCGACAAAAATACTGGCTGAGGCCACAGCCAACGCCGAGATTTCGCCTGAAGACATCGAAGCAATGGCCGACCAGGTGGTCGCCGGTGTACTGGACGCCGAGGAGATTTCACGTTTGGCCGAGGGGACGGGCAGCACACAATACACGTACACCGTTCGAGATGAAAATGAATCGCCTATTCCCGATGTCCGCGTCTGGGTGTACAGCAATTCAGGATTGACGACGCTGATTGCCCGTTCTGCCACCAATAATTTCGGTGTATGCACCTTTTACCTTGACCCCGGCACATATTATTTCGTGTGCCAGAAGGCGGGTTATACTTTCAATAATCCAGACATTGAAACAGTCAGCGAATAAACGGAGATAAAAATTATGGTTAATGTACTGTTAGGCAACACGGCACAATGGATCAATCTGGGGCTAACCAGCCCGATCAAGATTCGACTGGTTCGACAGATCGGCGACACAATCGAATGTTATGACTTTCAGGACACCGAAGACTGGGCTGCCACCGAGGGCGCATCGGCTATTGATCCGGCCAACGCCCTGTCGGACGAGATTGCCGTCAATCCGGTGTCCGATATGTTTTATTTGCCGATTCCAGACAAGGCCCACCAGGACAATATTCTGATTGGTATTGTCTGCGGCGGCGTTACCCTTGGATACGCCCGAAAGGATGCAGGCGAACGCTCGACATACAATCCGTCCCTGCTTCCCATGGGCGGCAATCGCATCAAAGTCGTGGAAATCAAATAATGCAACCGCCCGACCCTAAAATCAGTCAGTTGTTTTGCGAAACGCCGTCCGAGCAGCATCGGCAATGGGCACAGTACGCGCGTCATCTATATGCCCAGGGTCTCCCGCTGGCCGATATCGCCATCGAGGTCAGCAGAATAACCCAGCAGAAAGTTCACCCTGAACAGCTGCGAAACTGGATGAAGCAGGCGGATTTCGCGGATTACAGGCAGGCGGTTCGAGAGCACAAAGAAAACACGTTAACCAAAGAAATGGCCGACTGCCGTCGTATCCTGAGTTTGGGCCGTTCCGAGATAATCAAACGGCTGGAATCCGGCGAAGCCATAACAGTACGAGATCTGTGTTCTATTGAAAAGACCTACGGCGACCGTGAAGCCCTGATCAGCGGACGCGCCACGCAGCACGTCAATCTGTCCGGACAGGGAATTACTGTTGTTTTAAGCGATACAGTAACCAAAAGCAAAGAATTCAATGAAACCGATATTCAACCCCACGTTGACTGACAGGCAAAGCGAAGCGTATCTTCGGCTCAACACACCGGCAGCCGAGGTCGATGTCCTGTATGGCGGCGCCAAAGGCGGCGGCAAGTCGCATTTTCTCTGCGCGTGGGTCTTTCTCTGGTCGTGCGCGATCGCTGAACGGTTCGGGTTAAAACCCAGCGAACACCCCCTTCACGTCGGCTGGATCGGGCGAAAGCAGGCCGTCGATTTTACCGGGACAACCCTGAATACCTGGCGCCGTATTATTCCGGCCAGTGAATATCAGATTCGTTCCGGCAGCGGCAAAGACGCCAAACACATTTTGATTCGGGGTTGTGTTGCGGTGGATTTCGGCGGTTTAGACCGACAGGAAAACATCAATAAATTCAACTCAGCCGAATACGGCTTTATCGCCGTGGATCAGGCCGAGGAAACCGATATTGACGATGTTTCGGTCTTGATGGGGTCGCGTCGTCTGACCATCGACGGCAAACCGCTGAAATACAAAGGACTCTGGACAGCCAATCCGGGCAATTGCTGGCTGAAGCAGCGTTTTTTAACAAACCCCGGGCCGCACGATTATTTTGTCCAGGCGTTGCCCGACGACAATCCCTACCTGCCGGAAAACTACACCGAGACCCTGACCAAGGCGTTCGGCCATCGTCCCGAACTGCTGGCGGCCTATCTGCACGGCAAATGGGACGAGCTGGACGGAGCCGACCAGATCATCAAACAGCGATGGGTTGAAGAAGCAGCCAATCGCCACGTGGTCGAACACGAACAGCGCGAGCTGCTGGCCTGCGATGTGGCGCGTTTTGGCGACGATGAAACCGTGATTTATTTTATGCGGAATACAGAGATCATCGAGGCCAAGATGTTCAGTCAAAAGGACACCGAATACACTGCCAATATGCTGCACATCTTAAGTGTCGAACGCAACCGCTGTCCGGTGGCCATTGACGACTGTCCGATTGCCGCCGGCGTGATTGACAAACTCAAGGCAATGGGAACACGTGTTATTCCGGTAAATTCCGCAAGCAAGCCGCAGCAGGAAACCAGCGCGGTTCGCTTTTACAATGTGCGTGCCGAAATGTGGTGGAATGCCGCCCGCCTGTTCAGCCAGAAGCAGATTCGGATGACCCATCAAGACCCCGTGCTGATCCGTCAGCTCACAGCACCCACCTATAAATACCGAAACGGCAAGATCCTGGTGGAACCGAAGGAAAGCATCAAAGAGCGTCTGGGCGAGTCCACAGACCGCGCGGACGCCTTTTTAATCGGCCTGTATGCCCTGCCGAAAGTACCGGCGGTTAGCCAGGATTATATTGCCCGACACGATAACCAGAGAGGGGTCTATGTCCCCGACAGCATTTTAATTGCGGGAGTAGCCTGATGAGTTACGGCGTACCCACACGATTGACCGACGAAAAACGAAACGCAATTTTAGCGCGATGCAAGGAATATATTCAGCACACGGAGACCTCATCACGTCAGTCCGACAAGCTTCATCGTGCCGCTTTGAACCAGGATTTTTACCGTGGCGCCCAATGGACACGTGAAGAATGGGAAATCTACCGCAAAAACGGGGTCGAACCCATTACAATCAACCGCTGTCTGCCGACCGTCCGACTAATTACCGGTCTTTATATTCAGTCCAAACAGGATATTATCGTTCGCCCCAATCGACGCGGGTCCGAGGCCGTCGCCAAAGTCCTGTCCGAAATCATTAAACACGCCCAAAACGCCGCCGGCGCAGAACGGCTTTATGTGGATTTGTTCAGGCTGGGGGTGATTGAAAACGAATCGTACATCGAATTGACCATCGATCCGAACAAGACCGACGGCGGCCAGTTTGAGCTGGATGTGTACGAATCACTGGATGTTTCACTTGATCCGGACGCGAAATACTATGACTTGGAAAAGGATACGAAATATGTCATTCTCAGGAAATGGAGAGACAAAGAAGAGATCAATCTCCTGTATCCCGACCTTCACGACCGGCTGAACCAGCCAATGGGGTATGATGACTACCTGTCCAGCGTGGTTGACACCCTCTGCGAAGACCACACCGAATACGACGAAGAAACGGGCCGGTATCGGTATAAAGTGCGCACGATTTACTGGAAAGAGCCGGTCAAAGGGCTTCGTGTAACCAGCAAACAGCATCTGAAAACCGAAACACTCCAAAACGAAGCCGACATGCGCAAGGCCCGCCAACTGGCCAAGCAGGACAACACCATCACCGTACAGGACGTTATTACCTATCGCCTGCACAAAAGCGTCCTGATCGGCGATCTGCTGGCCGAGGATACCGTCAACCCATTCGGCGACCGGATCACCGGGTTCCCGGTTTTCCGGTTTGCCCCGCATTTTGACAACGGATATGTATTCGGCGTGCTTGACTCCATTCGATCCCTGAACAAGGAAGAGAACATCAACCGCACTCAGGCGACCCGCCACCTTAACCAGACGGTCAACGGCGGCTGGAAGATCGCCGACGGTTCCAACAAACAGGCGGTCAACAAGCTTCGGAACTACGGCGCAGTACCGGGTCTGATTATCGATGAATCTGAATACGGCGGCAAGGTTGAAAAAATCGAACCCAGCCGGCTCAGCGATCATTTCCTGCTGGGCGAACAGTCGAGCATGGATGTCAAAGAAGTGTCAGGCCTGAACGATGCCACCCACGGCTACGAGACCGCTCGTGCCGAAAGCGGACGTGCTCTGATCCTGAAACAGCAGCAGGGGCGTATCTCCGTTGAAACGATTTTTGCCAATTTTTATCACACACTGGAAAAACTGGGTCAGTTTATGCTGAAGTGCATCCAGCATCTGGACGTGTACACCGACGAGGAAATCGAGGCGGTTATCGGCCAGTCGGGACTGCTCAGCCAAAAACATCTCCGCGAAGCCGAACAGATACTGATGACCCACATCGGCGGCGGACTGCCCGTCCCGCAGCCGCTCCCGTCCATCCCGCCGGAGGCAATGGCACAGATTCGTCCGGACGATTTGCCGAATGTCCTTGACCAGGTGGAAGCCGGTCTCCGTGGCGCCCGGATGTACGCGCAGGAATACCCTCAGCTGCGCGAGACGCTCGACGACGCAGTGCGCGAGTTTGCCGTATCGCTTCTGATGCAGGAACTCAAAGACGCCTATCTGTCCGACTATAGCCTAACCATTACCACGTCGCCTTCGTCGCCGACGTCCCGCCTGTCCACATTCGCCGAACTGGAAGCCATTCAGGAGAAATACGGCATTATCCCGCCGGATATCTTCATCGAGGCGACCGACCTGCCCAATAAAGACGAAATCATCGCCCGACTTCGGCAGGCCCAAAGCGCACCGCCGCCCGCCGCCGCACTGCAAGGGGGTGCCGCATGAGGCTTAGCATCCTGATTGCCAGTCTGTTTGAACGACATTCCCTGCTGATGCGACTGCTGGGGTCACTGGCACACCAGGCGGATCGCCGCCTCGAAGTGCTGACGGCCATCGATCAGCGGCACTTGAGCATCGGCAAAAAACGAGAACATCTGCTCTGCCGAGCGCACGGCGACTATATATGTTATCTGGACGACGACGATACCGTTTCTGACGTGTTTGTCAAACGCATACTGGACGCCCTTGAGACCGAGCCGGACTGTGTAGGCTACTGGGGGTGTATTCGGCACGGCAGCCAATCAAAAAAAGTGCACTATTCGAAGGCCAACACGATTCGGACTGAGGCGGATGTGTTTTACCGGCCCATCTGGATTATGAATCCTGTACGACGTTCGATTGCAGAGCAGGTTGTGTTCGCCGATGTCTCTACGTGTGAAGATCGTGTGTATGCCGACCAAATTCAGCCGTTATTGAAATCGGAAGTGTTTATTGATGAGACCCTGTATGTTTATCATTGCCGACATGCGTTTTAGGATGCTGATATGGTAATCGGAATCCCNACNGGCTATCGACCGCATAAAGCGGCGGATTGCGTGCGTGCGTGGAAAGACGCCGGTGTCGCTGTCTGGGTTTATACCTGGGACACGGCCACTCGGCAGCAGGTGGCCCCGCTGGCCGACCGCGTCCTGACCGGCCCCTACACCTCGTTCGCCGTCAATCACAACCGGCTGGCCGCCTCGGGCGACTGGACGATATACATCTGCGGCGCAGACGATCTGTTTCCCCTCAACGGGATTAACCGGCTGGCCGACTGGGCAGAAAACCACCCCGGCAAAGTGTTCTGGGTTGACGATACCTTGTTCAATGCGCTGCCGACCCATCCCGTCCTTACCCGCGCCTGGTATGACCGTTATCAATCGATCTTTGACGAGCGGTTTTCCCACAACTGGGTTGACAATGATTTCAAGCTGCGAACCGAACAACAGCAGGAGCTGATCCGCATCCCAGGCAGTGCGGTTGCCTTTGACCACCGACACCCGCTGAAGACCGGAGAGCCGTTCGATTCGGTGTATCGCCGCGGAGCGCGTACGTTCAGCGATGACAAGCACCGTTTTTTTGAGAAATGGGGGGCCTATGGCGACACTTAAAAAACGCACACGGACAGCCCGAAAACCAGCGGTTCTGATCGCCGTTCCCGTGCCCATCAAGACCCGCGAGATCAACGACCTGCTCAGCGGGTTCTGCGAGGCCGCGGCGTTTCGCCATATCGCCGTGCGCGAATCCAAACACGGGCGCGTGCCGGAAACTGTACGCAATACCATTATCCACGATTTTCTGAACCAGCCAGAATACAAACGGTTTACGCATTTAATGTTTCTGGACGCCGATACCGTGCCGGTTAATCCATACGCCATCGAAAAACTCCTGTCCCATAACAAGGACGTGGTGGCCGGTATCACACCGATTTACTGGAAACAGTCCCAGCATTTCACCTGGAATGTCAAATGTATGTTCGAAGGCGGGCTTGTCCGTCATCTGGAACTGGAAGAAATGCCTACCAAACCGTTTACCTGTCTGGCGGTCGGCGGAACGACCATTTTACTCAGACGGCGTGTGCTGGAAAAACTCAGCCCACCGTATCAGAAAACAATCTGGAACGACGATATAACCGCGTTTACGCAGGGCGAAGATTTCTATTTCTGCGATCAAATTCGACAGGCCGGATTCGACATCTGGGTTGACCCTGACGTGGTATGCCGTCATTTTCATACACTGGACATTCTGGATTTATGCGAACTGATGTTGAAAATCAAAAACAAAACACAGCACTAAAAACTGAATAATGGGTTCCCCGACCGGTCGGCCAACCGCGACGGGACGCAAGGCAAATCAAGCGGGCAGTGTAGGTGCCTACACCATCTACACGCCCGCTTTTTTTGCGCCCATTGTCTCTTCCGGCAAGAGTGTATGCCGAACTCCATCGGCGGGAGAATACGCCGAACTCTGGGCGAGAGAGTACGCCACACAAGGAAAGGAACAGTACCATGAAAGCAGACGAACTCTTTGATGACAACCTGAACGTGGACACCGATCCGGTCGGCGACATCGACGAACACGCCGCCGACAACGACACGACAACGGCAGAGCAGGAACCCGCCGAGGCCACGACCGACGCCGAGCCGTCATCGACCGAAGACGCCTCCGCCGAAGCGGAGACGGAATCGCAGCAGAAATCCTGGCTGGTCAATGCCGACGAAGAAGACGGCCAGGACAGCAAGACGGACGCATCGGACGACACGACCGAGACCGGCAAGCAGTTTGTCCCGGATTCTCGGTATGCCCTTCAGCGGGAACGTCAGCGACGCCGTGAACTGGAAGAGGAACTGGAACGTCTTCGCGAGAAAGTCGACAAGCCCGACAGCGACGACGATCTGGACGACGAGGAATTTCTTACCGTCGCTCAGGCCCGCCGATTGGCCGCCCGGGCTATCCAGGAGGCGCTGAAGCAAAAGGATCAGGAAATTTCCCGCATCCGCGAAGCGGAACAGGTCAAGTCACGGCTGTTGGCCTGTGAACAGGCGTTCCGCTCCCGTGTTCCAGACTACGACACCGTCGTTGAAGCCGCGCTGAAAGAAGATGTCCTGACCAAAGCGGATCGCAGCGAAGCGTATCAGGCCAAAGACCCCGCCAAGGCCCTGTACCTGGCGGCCAAACAGAAATTGTCATTACTGGGGATCGAACTGCCTGTTCCCAAGAAGACAACCCAAATAGAAACCACTTTGTCTTCCGAACAAAAATCGCAGGAACCGGACGAAACTATGTCTCCGGAAGCCTTGTTTGACTCGATTTTCAAGTAGGATAGAAAGGACCCGTTATGGCAACAAGTTTTACACGTGTTAGCACGACCCCCGGCGGTGCCGCATCCAATCCGGCACTGATTCCGCAGTATTGGGGTCAAAAGACGTTCAAAGAGGCGTTCGAGAAAAACCCGCTGACCCGATTTATGGGCAAAGGCTCGGACGCTATCATTCAGGTCAAAATGGATTTGGCCAAAGTACAGGGCGACAAAGTCACCTTCGGTATTCGCAATCTCCTGACCGGCACCGGCCAGACCGATGACGGCACCTACGAGGGCAATGAAGAGGGAATGAACTTTGACAGTTTCGCCCTGGAAATCCACGAACACGGTCATTCCGTCCAGCTGGCCGGTAATATGACCGAGAAATCGGCGGCCATGAATCTGCGCACCGAGGCCAAAGACGCCCTGTCCGAATGGAAGGGCCGCATCGTGGCACGCGGGATCATCGACGCCCTGTCCGGCCTGAAAGGGCACGCCTTTACCGGCCAGGTCTTGGGTGCGTCGGCCCTGCTGCTGGATGCAGGCAACAATCAAATAAACACCGTCCAGCAAGTTGCGCCAACCCGTTCGGCAACCGCCAAGCGATATTATTGCGGCGGCCAGACCACCGCGGGCGAAGTGACCCGTGTGGCAAACCCCAGCGGTGTTACCACGGCGGCCAGCTGCCTAATGGGAACAAAGGTCATCGAGGCCGTCAAACGCATGGCCAAGCTGGAAGTGGCTTCCGACGGCACTCACATCACGCCGATTCGTCCCATTCGAATCGGCGGCGACGAGGTCTATGTGCTGCTGGTCGATCCGCTCCAGGTCAAGTCCCTGCGGGCGGATTCCGACTGGAAAGCGGCGATGCAGAACGCCTATATCCGCGGCAAGGACAACCCGTTCTTCTCGGGCGCATTGGCGTACTGGGACGGTGTGGCGATCTTTGAGACCCAGATGCTTCACCGCCGAACGGGCGCCGGCGGGACAACCGGGCCGGAATACTTTGATTCCACCACCGAAGCCCTGAACAACGGCATTACCATGGTACGGTCGCTGTTCCTCGGCGCCCAGTCGGTCTGTCTGGCCTACGGCAAAATGCCCGTCTGGACGGAAGGCCATCTGGACTGGCAAAAGACCCGCTGGGGATTTCATACCAACTGGATTTACGGTATAAAAAAAGTCGCTCGGTATTCCTCGGCGAACGTAACCAGTATGACCGCCGACAGCGAATTCGGCTGTATCATCGTGGACACCGCTGTCACCTAACCGTTTTTTTAACCGGCTCCCGTCCGTCGGCACGCCGACGGGCGGGGCCTTGATACAAGGATTGTTGCAATGAGTACCGGCGGCACCACCGGCGTTCCGATTGATAGCGGCGAATTAAGTCTGTCAACACTGACCAAGGAGATCATTCTGGATCGCGTCAACCAGATTACCCGACGCGAAGAAACCTCCATCGATACCCTGCTGTACGCGGTCTTGACCGATATCACCGAACGCACGCTGTGTCTCAAGACACAGACCGGCGGCACGCTCAGTGCGGGCGATGCGTCTGTTTCCAAGCCCGACGACATGGCGCCGGGCGCAGTATTTTCCCTGGTCGTGGACGGCGACGACCTGCCGCCGCTGACCTGGCACGAGTATATAAACCAGACGCGGCGTGGGTATATCGACCGTCAGAATACACTGGCGTTTTATCCCGCCGTCAACGCCGACACAACGTACACCCTGTATTATGCCCGCCTGCATCCGGCGGATATGGATCATATCCTGCTTCCGGATCGGTTCACGTCGGCGATTGTGTACGGAACGGCGTCGAAACTGTACGAAAATTACGAGCTGAACGAACACGCAGACCGCATGCGAATACGCTACGAACTGGAACTGCGCCGACTGGCCGGCTACGAACACACCGCGCCGACCGTGCGCCCTTTACCGATGAGGCTGTAAGATGAAACTGATTGCATCCACACCCGACGGATTTATTGCCGACATCTCCCGCGACGAAGCGATGCGGCTAAGCGGCACCGGCCAGCCGACGGTCGGCGATACCTTCAACCCGTTGACCATTTTGAACCGAGCCCAGTGGCTGACCCGTCAGGCCGACGCATTGGAGCAGCTGGAAGAAAACCTGAGAATCGCCCGCGAACGCATCCAGCAGGTTCGACAAACCCCGACAGAGGAGACTCGTTCCAATGGCTAAAATCTATCCTATATCCACCCATAAGCCGCAGGGAAGCGACAGCCCGCGTATGGGCGACGATGTTATCCGTGCCCTGGCCCGTGCCGTAATTGAATGGCTGGGAACCGACCATTTCATCGAGGCGGATTTTTCCGGCATACCGACCGGCAAAGATTACGACGACGACGACGGCGGCAAACACAACCAGATCACATTCCGTCTGGCGATGGACGCCACGCCGTCGCTGGGCGCCAGTGATGAGGGGATTTTGTACACCAAAACCGTCTCCGGCACACCTGAACTGCATTTTCGCGACGCGGCGGGTAATGAAATCCAGCTGACCGACAACGGCGGTCTGTCCAATATCCTGCTGAAAAACAACCTGCCGCAGATCAATATTCAGGAGGCCGACCAGTCGGCGCCCGCCGGACGCTGGCGGATTCAGTCGTCCGACGACGTGCTGACGATCCAAGGCCGTAAAGACGACGATTCGGATTTTGTCAGCATCCTCAAACTGACCCGCGAATCACACGTCGAGGTCGGCACGGCCACCGGCGGCAGACGGCAGGTGAAAAATATCGCCGACCCGACCGACGATCAGGACGCGGCAACAAAGAAATATGTTGATGATGCGATCACAGAAAAGCACACCGTTTATGACAGCGGATGGTTTGCTGTTTCAAATAACAAGCTCTACACCAAGTCGCACGGTCTTGGTTCGACCCCCGATGTTGTCCTTGCTTACATTGCAGAGAATGCCGACGGTACCGGAAAGCGTGCCAGTGCAAACGGCTCAAACAGCCAGGGGTTTGACGGGTCCGGCGACACCGGTTATCACTCAAGAAGTACCGACATTTGCCTGGTAACTGCGTCCCAGATTAAGATCCGAACCGGCATATCGTCAATCTGCTGCACCCGGGACGAAGATGGAAAACTATGGACGCCGACCAGTGCGTATGCACGAATTATTGCATGGAACTTATAACATGAAACACTTTGGCATATACAGTCCGGTCTTGGGGTTGCGCAAGGACTTTCCGTCCGTCCTTCTGGACAAGGCCTTCACTCCAGACGCCGAAAACATCCGCTACTGGCACGGCGAAATCCAAACAGCCAAACTGCGCCGCAAGATGTTTATGCGGCGAAGCTTTGCCTGTTCGCCGTCCTCGGATATTATCTATGTCAGCGGCGATATTACCCCGTCCATCCCTGACGGCAGCGATATCGTCCTGTTTGATGTAGGCAATGGATACCACGACACCTACACCGCTATCGATGTCGCCTACGACAGCAACACCGACCGCACCGTCCTGACGGCCACCGGCGGCCAGATATTCGGCTATCCCCAGCCGTCGCCGGGCGGCGGATTCGAGCCGGGGCCGCGGGTAGCCCTCTACACCGACGGTCTGGAGACCGACCCCAACGAGGCGGCGTTTATGCACGTTCCCGTCCCCGATGCGGGGCCTGTCCTTCGGTTTTTCGACCTGCTGGACGATGAAAACACCCTGTACCTGTTCGCGTTTACGCCGACATCAATTTATTTGTGGAACACCGTGACCACGGCGTGGATCACCGCATTTACCGGCAAGGAAACCGACCACTGGTCGGCTACCTCGTTTTACGGCCGCCTGATCGCCACCAACAATCAGGATGCCCCCGTCGTCTGGGACGGCACGGTGGCCGAATCATCCTTCAGCACGCTATCGACCGCCATCGACAACGAATCGACACCGACCACGGTCAGCCGCGCCAAATTCGTTACAACGTTCGAATCCCACGTCGTTTTCGGGAACTATTCGCTCAGTTCCGGAGAAAACTTCTACAACGGTCTAATCTGGTCAAACCTGGACGATCACGAAGACTGGCGGCAGGACGTCGAAGGCACCGACGCCGGCGCCGCATACGTGGACGGCAACGGAGTAATCGACGGCGGATTCGGCCAAAAGGGCGATATTCTGTATGTCTTCAAGGACAAATCCATCCGATTGTTCTGGTACACCGGCACCGAGCTGATCTTTAACAGCCGCAGTTACAACGTCGGAATCGGGTCGGTTTCGCCCGACTCGATCATCAACGATGCGGACGGCAATCTCTATTTCTATGCCAGCGATATGACGTTTCGCGAGGTGGACAGCGGCATTATCTCCCGTCCGCTGGGCGACGACCTGCGCAATCTGGTTCAGGACAAAACACTGCAAAAAGGAATTCGCTCTGTATTTATCGCCGAATACGGCGAACTCTGGTGGGCCGTTCCCTACGGGGCCGACGCCGACGGCAACAATGTGGTATTCTGCTATAAGCAGGGCATCTGGAGCCGTCTGGATTTGGCGGTCTCGGCCTTCGGTCATTACCGCGAATCAGAGACCATGACCTGGGATGCGCTGCCGTTCAGCCAGTGGGACGAGTGGAGCTGGCCATCGTGGGATTCGCCGGAAGGCGTCCAGGGATGGCCGCTGGATATCTGCGCCGGGTACGACAACCGCTGTTATCTGTCGCACGCCGCCTACCACGACAACAACGAACCGTACACCTCGTATTTCGTTCTCACAACCGACCTGGGCGACTTGCAGCTGCTCCGCTGGTACAAACGCCTGCTGGCGATGCAGGTCTGGCTCCAGAAAGAAGGCGACGAAGCATTAACCCTGTCAATCAAGCGAGACGACGAGGTTGATTGGCAGCCGGCAGGGACGATCACCGTATCCGAACAGACCCACGACGTACTGATTAAACGGTTTGCCGTCGATTTTCGCGCCAAACGATTTTTGATTAAAATCGAGTCCACCCGCCCGTTCCGGTTTCTGGGGATTGAGTTTGACTATCTTCTCGCAGGAGAACGCTGATGCCAAAGACACCCAAAACCTTTCACATGCCGACGACCACCCTATCGTCTTCCGGCGATGACAACGAGAAACTGATCCGCGAACTGGACAGGATGTTTCGCTATATCCATACCGACCTGACACGTCTGGAGCAGCGTTTACAATCAATCGAAACCCGTGTAGCTGATTTAGAGGCATAACGATGGGCTTATTTACAAAAAGCAAAAAACTCAAGTTCAAGTTGATTCCGTCAACGCCGGAACAGACAACCGCCCGCAACTGGCTTCAAAGTCTGTACCAGCAGGACTTCCAGGCTCCGCTCCAGGGGACAGCCGACCTGACCCCGACAGAGCAGCAGATTCAAGGTGAACTGGGCAATTTCCAGAGCGCCTCCGGACAGGACTACAGCACCGCGGCGTCCTACTACCGCGACGTTCTGGGTGGTGGATACGATCCCCGCACCAGTCCGGCCTATGAGGGCTTTCGTCAGGAGGCCGACGCTATGCGAAGACGCAGCCAGCAGGACGTCGCCCGTGCCGCCCAGAAGGCCGGTATGGCCCGAAGCACCCCAGTGACAGGCATCCAGTCCCGCACCGGCGCCGAATACGACAGCCTGATCCTGCAGGCACTGGGCGATCTGTATGAACGGGAACGCGACCGCCAGACCCACGCCGCCGGGGCGCTGCCCGCCCTGCGCGGCCAGCAGATCGACACGATGGCGCGCACGTCCGACCTGGCCGCCATGCCGCGCCAGCTTGAACAGCATCGGCTGGACGCCCTGTACCAGCAGGCTATACAAAACCTGATGGCACCGTACACCTATCAGGCCAATATCGCCAGTGCCCTGTTGAACGAGCAGCGATATGCCGGCGTCCAGACCGGCGGCGGTCTGACCGATTTCGCGATTGGCGCCACGATTTTGTCCGGCATGTTATTTTAACGAAAGGATATCACTTATGCCCCGACTTGCAGGTTCATACGACTTAACCGACGATGGCCGACTGGATATGCAGATCGCCTCCGGCATCGGGCAGGGGATCGGCCGGTTTATCGAACGACGGCGAGAAGCCAAAGAGGCCGACCGGCTGCGCGCCGAAGAAGAAAAGCGGCAGGAAACCGACGCGCTCATCGTGCGCATTCTGCACCAGTCCCAGCTCAATGACTGGGACGGCAAACACACCCTGCAGGCGCTGATGCAGATTCCAGGCTATATAAACTCCACATTCGCCAAACAGCAGGCGCTGCGCGACATGCAGCCTAAAGGATTGCCGTTTGGTGTTTCTCCTGAGCAATATGCAGCGGCTAATCGTGCTGAGATTGAACGCAAAATTAAAGGAAGTAGCGGCGGCAGGCGTGTTATTGAGTTTTGGGATAAATACGGAAATAAACATAAAGAACTTGTCACTGATGATAATTTCAATGATGTTATTCAATCTATTATTAAATCAGGCGGAAGATTAGAGGAAGATTCATTGACTAAGGAATTATCTTACTGGCAAACGGTTCTACAAAAGACGCTTGACCCATTTGGAGATGTATTGCCTGGCCAGGAAGAGACCGCCGCCCTTGCTAATGAGAGAATTAGCATACTGCGAAATATGATTCGCGGCAAGAGCTTACCTGCTGAGCAACCGCAATTACAAGGCGATATGACTGAGCAGCAAGCCGTCGACCGAGCAACACAGGCCGTCGAGCGCAGCAAGCAGGTGATAGAGATCGGAGAGCAGTTCCCGATCAAGCCGTTTATCGACAAGATTCCGGAGACGGTCAAGGTCGGCAAGCTCGATAAGGTCAAGTCGGTGCAGGCGATTCAGAATGCGATGGTCGAGTACGCTAATGTGCTGGTGCAGCAGTATGGATTGACGGACTTTGAGGCACAGCGGGAAGCAGAGCGGCAAGTTCGCCTGTTGCAAGAGAAGGACGGAAACAGATTTGGCTTCCGGGAATTCCCGGAGCAGGAGATTTATTACCCGCAGGACAGAGCGGGTAGCCCCCCCGCCGTGGGACAGACGGACATGATCGCCAGAGATAGATCGCAGGTCGACATGACTGAGCAGCAAGCCGATACTGCATTAAAGGAAATAATGTCCCCTGAAGCATACCAACAGGCGCCACAACCGAGGATAACCGAACAGCAACTTCAAGAGTTTCTTTCACAGGAAAATCTAACTCCACCGGACGCCATTGATGCCGTGGCAGAATTCGTAAACTCGACGATGGGAGACAGGCCCATAGAAGAGCAAAAGGAAGCCATAATCCGCATAATGGAACAGAGGTTCCCTGAGTATGCTGACAAGACGACGTCCGAGGTCAGGGGCGATAAATCCGAAGAGTGGTGGCACAAGCACACGAAGGGGCTTGAGAAGGTTGGAAAAGGACAGGAACACTCCAATGCCAGCCGCGTAAGAAAAGCCATACAAAAAGACGCTGACAAAATGCGGTCCAAAGCTCTGGCCGAGCTTAAAAACGAGGTGGAAACGGCTATAGCAAAGGCCGATTCATCTGAATGGGAGCGTATCCAGTCAGATTATGAAGCGAAGGCAAAGGCAATCAACGACCGGATAAACGAGCAGGTCAAGGCCGCACACGCTGAAGTACAGGCATTTCTCGACAGCCGAGAACAGGAAAAGCAGGAACGGTATTTGAGCCTCGCTAAGAAGGTTATCTTCAATGCAAAGCGAAGGATACACGCCAGCGGCAGAAAGCCGACAAAAGAGGATATTGACTTGATCCGACGCACGCTTCTTGCGAACAATCTAAGCAAAGAGCAGGCTGACGCCCTACTCAAACAGGAATTTCAGTCCTTCTTTGAACGGAACAACTGATGCCGAAGACATACTTTGAAGAAATGGCCGAACGACTGCTGTATGAAAAGCGACGGCAGCAGGGATATTTCCAACCAGAACAGGACGAGAGCATTGAGGATATGGTGGACCGCTACATGGCCGCTCGGCAGACGAACGAACAGATGGCCGGACCCCAGAAACTCAGACCGCTCGGTGCGTTCACGGACGCCTTTACGCAGTCGCTTGCGCAGAAACCCGCAATGATGGTCAGAGGGGCTACCGCTTTCACAGGCGAGAATGTTGATGAGGTGTTGGGGGCCGCTGCAAAGCGGATGGAGTCGCTGGTTGATCCCGAACGCAAGGCACGAGCGGATGCGGCATTACAGGGCAAGTTGTGGCCGTCTCAGGAAGATACGCCTTGGTACAAGATTGACCCGAAACTGCTGCCTGAAGTGATCAATACGTGGTCCGCACAGGTCGGAGACCAGATACCGATAATGGTGTCGGCGGTCATCGGGCGCGTTATTGGCGCAAAAGCCGGTTCGATTGCTGGTTCAGCAGCCGGGCCGGGGGGAGCGTTGACCGGCGCTGCCGTCGGCGGATTGACCGGCGGGTGGGTTCCGATGGCCGGTATGGAAGCCGGTGGATTCTTACGAGAGGCGCAGTACTACAACATCGACAAAGACATCGCCGAGAAATATGCACGTATCTACGGCCCCGCGTCCGGCGCCATCGAATACGTTCAACAGTTGTGGAACCTGAAGGCGTTCAAGGGTGTCTCGAAAGAGATGCAGAAAAAAATCGTACGGCAGATACTGGAACATGTCGGTGGAAATATATGGGAAGGTCTTGAAGAAGTCACTCAAGAGGGACTTGGCCGCTATCTGATGGGGCGCGCAATCGACGAAATGGAAGCCAGATATCCGGGCCTGAAAGTCGAAAAACCAAAGGTACTCAGCAAGGAAGATAGTCGCCGTGAGTTTGGAGTCGGGTTCGGTATCGGTACAATCGCAGGTGGAGCTGGCACAGTCCGTTCTGAAGGAGCACGGCAATTCCATAGGTATATCGGTCAAGACGCACGGCAAGTGGCACTGACCGAAAAAGGGGCAGCCGGCATCTCTAAAACAGAAAATGTAACAGAATCCGAGCCGAAAGAACAATCTGAACAGCCTGTTTTGAGGACGGATCAATTCCCGGTACAGGAAATTCCCATCGATTCGCTTTCGTTGTCAAAAGACGTACCTAATTTTAAAGAGGATGCCGACCCTACAACTGGCGTTGTTCGGGGGGAAGAATTGCAGGGCGAATACATTCGTTTGCCAAGCAACCCGATTATTGTATGGGAGCGTAAAGACGGCAGATTAGAGGTGATCACTGGGCGTCACAGGCTGGATTTGGCCCGCCGAAATGGCGAGAAAACCATACCGGCACAAATTGTCAGAGAAAATGACGGATTTACATTGGCAATGGCGTTGACTTTGGACGCTGAAAGCAATATAAGAGATGGACAAGGAAAGACTAAAGATTATGCCCAATACTTCCGAAACACCGAAATCGAAGAAGACCAGGCCAGGCAGAGAGGCTTACTTCGCAATGCTAAGGGCAAGGCCGGTTTCAGAATTGGAAAAAGTGCGGTCGATGATGTCTATTCCGCATTCCTCGGCGGCAAGCTCTCAGAAGCAAAAGCCTACGCAATAGCCAACGGTGCTCCAAACAATGAATCTGCTCAATTGGCTGCTGCCGCCAAAGCAGATAAAATGTCCCCTGATGAATTAGAGCAATACGCCCGAATTCTCAATCGAACCAAGCCATCCGACCGAATTAAAGCCACGCAGGGGAATCTTTTCGGCTTTGATGAATCCGCATTGATAGAAGCCGAAGCGGTTGCAAAAGAGGTCAGCAAAGAGGAAAAGGCCCTGAAAGAACGCATTTTGGCAGTAAAGGGGGCTTTACGCAGGCCCGAAACGGCCCGCAAGATGGGGCTTGAATTTACCGATGAGGCCAGTATTCGAGCTGAGGTTGCACGATTGGAGGAGCGGCTTGACAGTCTCAAGCGAGTTGCGACAAACCCGGAGTTGTATGATGAGATGAAACGCAGGGCCGGTTTAGAATCGCAACAGCAAACAGCGGCTAAAGCCTCAAAATATGATAAAGATTTGTTGGGTCAAGATGTAATTCCACCTTTGGGCGGTAAACAGGGGGAATTTCTGGACATAGAAGATTACCGGCTTTCTGAGCCGGATATTGAAGGTCAAATGACCTTACCCATCTCCCCAAAGGAGTCGGACGCGGCGGAAACACCCGCCGCTCCGGCTGTAACAAAAGGCAGAAAGAAGACGTATAAGATCCGCCCCGACGTCGTCGCCAACCTGAAAGACATTTTTAGTATTCAGCAGGTCGCAGGAGATGGGGTACAGGCCGAACACCAGTCGCTTGGCCCCGTTTTGCAGGAGTTTATCGGCAAACTACGCAATCATTTAGGTAACGAGATCATCAGTAACGCCGCCAGCGGCAGGACGTGGAACGTGGCGCTGAACGCTGAGACCGTGGACGCACTTTACGACTACCTAAGCGAGCAATACGCCGAGGCTGTCCAGTACGCCAAAGAGACCGGACGTGAAGGGTTTCAGAAACGCCGTATCGAAAAGGCGATGGAAGCAATCGGACGGAAGCCCAAAACCGAGATTTCATCGCTCAAAGAAGAAGCTCCAAAAACGCGAGCGAAAACAACTTCTTCTATTGGCAAGCCTGTTTTAGCTGCTGTAAATGAGATTGACCGCAAGGAAATCAAGGTTGCACTTGAACCGCAAGGCGGAAAGCCCATGACAGCAGGCGAAATCATACGCCAGCTTGAGCGTGATTTTAAGATTCCGATCAGGGGAAAAGCAACTCATGTTAAGAAAAAGGCCCTCGGCTGGTTTAGCCCCCATGAAGTCGGTATTCGCATGAAGGATGTGCGGGAAATTACAACCGCGACTCACGAGATAGGCCATCATATTGATTGGACTCTAAATAAGCGTCTCAGCAAAAATCCACCTACAAAGGAAATTGCCGCTGAACTGACAGACCTTGGCAAAGCTCTTTATGGTTCAAAGCAGCCGGCAGGCGGCTATAAGTCTGAAGGCTGGGCGGAATTCATGCGTATGTATCTGACAGGAGAGGACACACAAGAGGCCGCACCCCATCTGCACGACTGGTTTACGGGTGAATATCTGCCGCAACATCCAGACATAGCAAAAAACATTGCTCGTGCCAAACAGATGATTACCAATTGGCGGCTGCAAGGTGCTGACAGCATGGTTGACGGCTTTATGAGCGGCAAAGTCAAAACACCCATCGGGGATATGCTGGAGCGGCTCAGCTTTTCTTTTCATAAGAATTGGCGTGATAAATTCCATGTCCTCAAGAAGCTCAGAGATAAGGCCGGGCAACTTCGACCTTCGGAGGACCCGTTTGAACTGGCGACGGCATTTAGCCAAAAGGCCCCTGCCAAAGCCCGTCAGTTCGTTCTGGAGAAAACAACGGACTTGGCCGGCAATGTGACCGGTAAGGGCCTCCGCGAAATCCTTGCTCCAATACAAAATATACGGGAATTCGCACGGTACGCGGTGGCAAAAAGGGCAAGGCTGCTAAATGACAGGGGCATTAAATCCGGCCTGTCCGATGCCGTTATTGATTATACCCTGAATAAGTATCAATCGGAGCAATACGATCAGGTCTTAAAGGAATTGACGGACTGGAATCATCGAGTTATTGATTACCTGGTTGAAGCGGGCGGGATGGAAAATGCGGTTGCCTCAAATATCAAAGCTATGAATCCCGTTTATGTGCCGTTTTTACGCACGTTTGCGGAAGATGAAATAATGGCTAAAGGCGGCGGATTTGGCAAGGGATTCAAGCCGGGCAAGGCCGTTCATAAAATCAAAGGTTCAGGCCGTGAAATCAAAGACATTTTTGAATCAATGATCCTGAACACCCAGCGCACGATTGAGATCGCCCACAAGTCCGCCGTGAGCCGCTCTATTGCTAAATTGGCAGACCGCCCCGCTATGGCAGGCTGGATATGGAAAGTACCCGCTCCTAAGCAGGCTACAAGTTTTTCTGCTGAACAGCTTAAAAAGGATATTGCAAGGTTGGCTGTAACAAAACTTGGGCTTGATCCGCACGAAATCAATATTGATGGTTACATGGAACATTGGGATGACATTCTAACGATTTATACCAATGCTCATCAATATTACGGCAAGGACAATATCGTTTCTGTGGTTGTGGATGGTCAGCGGCAATGGTTCGAGGTTCACCCGGAGCTTTACAAGGCAATGGAGGGGATCGACCAGAATTCCAAAGATATTATCTGGAAAATGCTTTATTACGGGCCGGGCTTTATTTCACGCGGCGTGCGTTTAGGTGCAACCGGCCTGAATCCATCATTCGGCCTGATCCGGAACTTCATTCGTGACGCGATGACGTTTTCGATTCTCCGAAAGCATTCCAAGCTGGGTGCTTTAGGGGCAGGCAAAGGCGTGATTGACGACGTTCGGAATACAGAAGCCGCCAAACGATTCAAAGCCCTTGGCGGCAAAATGAGCGGCTATATCGGGCAGGATCGGCGGGGATTAAAGGCCATAAAGTCAGAGTTATTCGCGTCAAACGGTAAAAAGTATGCCCTGCATACCGTTTTGCACCCGGTGGATGCCTTGCGTGAACTATTTGGCATTACCGAAACCGGCGTTAGGATCGCTGAATTTGAAGCGGCCTATAAAGATGCTGCGGCTAAATATGGCGAAGGTACGCTTGATGCTGCTATTTATGCTTTGAATCAGGCTCAGGACGTCACGACCAATTTCACCCGTCATGGCGTGTATGCCAAGTACCTTAACCAGCTAATACCCTTCTTCAACGCCGCTATTCAGGGACCGGACAAAATCATTCGCACATTCAAGGAGCGGCCTATTGAGGCGGCGATTCGGTCAGTGGCATACCTGACCATCCCGGCAATCGGTCTTTGGTGGAAATACAAAGATGAGGACTGGTACGAGAACCTGCCCGACTACGAGAAGGTCAACTACCTGCACTTCCGCGTGCCGGGAACGGAGAACACTATCGTCCGGCTGCCGGTTCCGTTTGAGTTAGGACACGTATTCCAGTCTCTGCCAGTAGCCGCGCTCCAAGCGGCGTACCGCGACCGGAAAGAGGATTTCACCGGCACGCTGATAAATATACTGGATCAGGCGAACCCGTTTGGAAGTCGTTGGCTGATCGGCGGCATTCCAGCCGTTGGAATAGCCGTGCAGTTGATTGCAAATAAAGATTGGGCGGGAAGGCCGATTGTTCCAATGTCAGCCCAGGGTAAGCTGCCTGCCGACCAGTACGGGCCCTATACAACCGAACTGATGAAACACATCGGCAAGGCCCTGAATGTTTCGCCTGCCAAGCTGGAATATGCGGTAGATAGTTTGTCAGGCGGCCTATACCGGCGAACCATTAGAGGGGCTGAGGTTATAGCCGGACAAAGGGACTACGAAACCGGCCTGAGCGATATGCCGGTACTCGGAACGCTTTTCACACGAGACCCCTACGCCCCGCAGGCCCAAATTGAGCGGTTTTACAAGCGACGAGATGCCCTGAATCGCAAATACCAATCAAAGGCAATCACCAAGCCGGAAACGAGAGAACGGGCGGCGTATAATAAAATTGGAGATATGCTTAGCCTGTATTGGAAGAAACTGCACAATGCAAAAACAATTGAAGAACGAAAGGTAATTTATGGCAAAATCGGGAAATTAGTGGAAAAGGCGGAAGGATTTACGGCCCGAACAAATAGCCAAAAAGAGCAATGATGCCGATGAATATTCCCCATTCGATAATCATTCGGAGAGCGTCCATTGGGAAATCTTTCAATACTTTTTTCCAATCTTCAGCCATAAGCCTTAAGAATACATTGTTGGAACACGGAAGTCAAATAAGAAAAAGAAGCACGGCAGCATGACGGACAAAGAGCGAGATGACAAGATAAACAAGATATATGATGTGGTGATCAGGTTGCAACCTATGGTGGAAGATCACCACACAGCGCTGTATGGCAACGGCAAATCTGGTCTTAAAGAAGACATGGCTGTGGCGAAAACCAATTACAAAAATTGCCCGGCCAGATTGGCCGCCAGTAACGAAGGCAAGCGATTGACCCTTGCGTATGTGATGATGTTCATTGCCATTATTTCTCTTGCCGTCTCGATCATCACAAATTTCAGTAACTAATCCATGCCTGAGAGCAAGCCACAACTTGTCGTCGCTCATAGGCCAAATTATAATATCCGCATGCAACGCCTCCAAGCCTTCAAATACGAACTGCGACCAGACGGCCAGCAAGAGCGGCAAATGCGCCGCTTCGCCGGCTCGTGCCGGTTCGTCTACAACAAGGGGCTGGCGTTGCAGAAAGAGCGCTACGAGCGCGGAGAGAAGAAGCTGGGCTACGCCGGGCTGTGCAAGATACTCACCGAGTGGCGCAACAGCGCGGAAACGGCTTGGCTGGCCGATGCGCCGGTCCATCCCTTGCAACAGGCGCTCAAGGATTTGGAGCGGTCCTCGTCCGCCGCGTGCGTCGCCTGATTCACCAATTTTTGAATTTTCATTAAAGCCAAAGCACCAAGACAAACAGCACAAGCAATATGACCGCCCCAGTAACGCCACGCTTGGCCTTAGATTTGAATCTACTGCAATAATCATCTGGCCCGTTCGACACTTTACAGTCATAATATTTTGTGCATACGCTGCAATTATCGAGCTGTCCCATTTTAGAACTCCTTTCAAATTTGTTCACCATATGTAATTTGAATAGCTTTAACTTTCATTTTTTGTATTCACTTTATATCCTCCCCCTTCCCCTTCGTTCCACACCTGGGGCAGTAGATTTCTTTTCCTTTTTCCCCGTACCATATTTTCTGGCAGAGCAGGTTGGGGCAGTAGCGTTGGTAGAGTGTCTTTCTCAAAATAGCACCTTTTGTCCTCTCTTTAATTCCTTGACGGTGATTCCTTTTTGCGCGGCTTGGATACGGTCTTTGGCAATACGGCAGTATTCTTCTGAAATTTCAATCCCGATGAATCTGCGATTGTTCTTGGATGCCATTTTGCCTGTCGTGCCTGCGCCAGAAAAACAATCCAACACCAAATCCCCCTCGTTGCTCCATGATAAAATATGATCTTCGGCTAATGCCTCAGGGAACATCGCAGGGTGTCCGTATGCTTCTATGTCTTTTGTGGTTTTCATGTACCCGCATTCGTAGGCCCATATATTTTCCCTGTTTCTTTTGTCTTTGCCAATTTCGTATTCCATTGCCTTTGTTTTGCCGTCTGCGTCCCTGTAGCTGGACGCTTTAGACTTAATCCGATTTTCGGCATAAGTGGGAACCCTTGCAATGTTTGCCACAAAAGGGGAACCCTTTGAAAATACAAACATATACTCAAAGTTTTGGGCGTACCTGTTGCTTTCAGGGAAGGCAAAAGAGTTTTTCCAATATATCATCGTGTCGTGTATCCTGAATCCCAAATCCTTAAAATGCAATGCTTGCCTAAAGCTTGTACCTGATTCGCTCCCCTCAAAGACCTGATCGGCAACAACCCAAACCACAACCCCGCCATTTTTTGTGATGCGGTATAATTCAAATGCAATCCCCTCAAAATCAAACGAGTACCCCTTGTAGTCTCTCAAATTGTCATACGGTGGACTTGTTACCGTCAAATCCACACACCCTTCCGGCAGTTGCGGCAGAATATCCATACAATCTGCACAGTACAAAACCCCATCCTCGCACTCATAAAAGGGTTCCTGCTTTATGGATTGTTTGATAAGGGATAGGGTCATCTCAAAGCCTTTTTCACATCTCGTTAAACAATGCCATTTTTTCTTTTTCGGCCTGTATGCGTTTTCTGGCCATCTCAGCGTACCCATCGTTTAACTCAATGCCAATATAACGACGACCAAGACTTACACTGGCTACCCCCGTGCTGCCGCTCCCGCAAAAACAATCAAGGACAACATCGCCTTCCACCGTCAAAGGGCGTATAAGAGTTTTTAACAGTTCTACAGGCTTTTCGTTTGGATGCAAAAGGTTTCCCGGTGAAACCTTCTGTTGGCGTATAACGCTGCACGGTCGCTTGCCTTGAAACACATAACGTCCTTTTGTAGCGTAGATGATGTTTTCGTGTTGTGGTGCAAATGCTCCGCGCAAGTCCCCCATCCCGTGCACTACCTTGTCCCAGACTATTTGTGATTTAATTGCCAGCCCCACCCGTTTTATCTCGGATAAAAACGCTTCCTGCACATCCCATCTATAAAAACACAACAACCGCCCGCCATTTCGCAATACTCGACTGGCATCCTCGATCCAATCTATGAACGGTGATGTGTCATTGGCTATCTTTGGCATCCACTTACTCTTGTCAACCCTCCATGCCGATTGATAATCTATGCCGTACGGCGGGTCGGTCAACACCAAATCCACGCATTGATCCGGCAATTGCCGCATCACCTCAAGGCAATCGCCCTGTATCACAGTATCAATGATGTTTTCAAAATCCGTTTTCAACCTTTGCGTCCAAAATACGTTTCAGATACTCACTCGACAGGAAATACCCATCTCTCGGCGCGGTAAACGTCTGGCCAGCGTCCACCTGAATGATGTGGTCGTCGGCTATCGGGTACAGTTTAACGCTTCCGCAGCCGGTCAATAGCAGTATGCACATCAGCGCCAGAGGCCTTGTTATCAATTTTATCTTTTGCATCGTGTACCACCTTTTCATTATGTTCTTTGAGTTCGTCGTGTCTGGCCCACCGTCGCTTAAGCCATTCGCCGACCAGCAGAATGAGCAGTATGATTTTTTTAATCATTTGCCAAACTCCTTTGTGATTCGATTAAATTAAATGCGGCGGGCAGGCGGCAGTAGTCCACCTGTCTGACATCCCGCCGCACCGGTGGGTTATTCGATCTTATCTTTGGCCTTCAGCCGCCCGATAATCGCGACGATTGAGCCTGCCATCGAGACACAGGCAGCGACAACAACTTCAATTGCCTCGACTAACTGCTCGCTTTGCAGGGTCTCGATCACCTCAGGATCGACCGCGCCGGAGAAAATCATGTTCGCCAGCATAAACGCCGAGGCCAGCAGGGCGGTCGCGCCGCCCCAAAACCCGCTGCTCTGATACCACTTCTTTGTACTGTTCATAACTTGTCCTTTCGTTAACGTTTACGATACAATCAAACCGATCAACACCTCATTTCCTGACCACCTCAAAATCGTCCGTCTCTAATGCCTTCAACATACGCCGCACGCCGCGCAGCAGGCTTTTCATTGAGACATACGACGGCGATACTGTTAATTGCACGTCGCTTGCCGTTGAGGTCAATACCGCCCCGACCCGACCTTCTTTTTTGCGCTCCACTACAATCACATTTGCTCGTTTCGGTTTTGTTTTGTTCATTGTACATCTCCTGATTTAATGGGGTTATTGATTTGCCTGTACGTATAATTTAATGCGCCGCCGCGCAAAGATATTTTTTGCTGCGGTCACGACCTTCAACTCGACATCGGTTATATACGGCAGGTGGGGATTGCCGCACAACTTTATCGCCGCACAGATTCGGCTTTTTCGCCCACAGCGCCGCGCCGTCTTTGTCGATGGTTAAATACAGTCTCATGGGTTTTTCCCTTTTTTCTACTTTGCAAACAATCGCAAAGTTTCCTTTGTCGGCAATTCCGTTTTGATATTCAGCTCTTTAATCCGCTGTTCGATGCGGCCCGTTGATTTTGGCTTGGCAAATATGGCAATCGCCCCCAACTGCGATAGTCGGGCGTTCAGATGTGTCTCTTCGCCGTTGTTAAACACCTTGTCCTGTGCCGCATTCACGATCTCGCGGGCGGCTCGTCGCGCCTTTTTGCCGATGCTTTTTGTGCTCCGCTCGGCTTCGCCGACCAGGTCATCGGTTTTTTTGATACCCTTGCCGATGACCGGACGCAGCAGGATATGATGCTCATCCTGCACATGCTTTCGGGCCGTCGATAGCAGGCCGCGGGCCTCTTTCTGCACATCCTTCTGGATGGCCACTGACAGCGTTTTATAACTGACAAAATCATGTTTGTTATGGATCAACTCTGCTTTGAGCACGTTAATCAATATCCGTGTGTCCGTACTCAGCTCATTGATAGCAGTCTTTCTTTGGGCCTGTTCCATAATTAAGTCCTTTCTTTAATCCGTTTTTTTAAAAAATACGTTGCGTTGCGTTGCGGAGCGATGCGCGGCGGGGCGCAGCGGAGCGATGCGTTGCGGAGCGCTGCGGTGCGAAGCGCGGCGGGGCGGAGCGGAGCGAAATGTATTAAACATCCCATTGGACATCCAAAACCTCAAAGCGCCCATAGAATCCATTGTTGCGTGGACGGAATCGGCCAATGCCGATAAACTTGCCTGCCTGGTCTAAATGTTCGATAAACACATCTTTCGTAATTGTTTCGTCCAGTATATAAAACGTAACATCTTGCTGCCATTCCGGGATGTAGGGATACATCTTGTCAACTCGTTTGCTCCCGCCCCGCTTGCCGTCGGCGTTGAGGAACAGCAGCTCGCCTTTAACCTCATCAGCCTTGATGCCCAGATAGACTGGGTCCATCACCAGCACACCGGCCTCAAAGTGTTTCGTATAGGTACTTTTGCCTTTGCCCGGTATCTGAATACTCAAATATTTTGCCGCCTCGGCAATACAATTCTTGAATGCCATCGGCGGAATGTACACGTTACCATTCTTATCCGTGTGCAAGCGATACCTCCACGTTCGAAGTTCGTAATCCTTGGGCGACTCTTTCTCGAGTTTCGGTTCGGAATGGTGCCGGCTTTGGCTGTACGGGCTGCACGATTTCAGCGTTGCAATGACTTTTTTCATAATTCAATTCCTTTCGTTTAAGTGGTTTTTGTGCGTTAAAAATACGTTGCGATGCGTTGCGTGGCGGTGCGAAGCGCGGCGCCGCGAAGCGAAGCGGCGCGCAGCGACGCGCGGCGTTGACATTGGCTCGCGTCTCCCCAGAAAAAATACGTTGCGTTGCGTTGCGGTGCGGGGCGCTGCGGCGCGCGGCGGCGCGAAGCGAAGCGACGCGAAGCGGCGCGAAGCGCAGCGATGACATTGGCTCGCGTCTCCCAAGAAAAAATGCGTTGCGATGCGATGCGATGCGACGCGCCGCGACGCGAAGCGCAGCGACGCGCTGCGGGGTTATAGTCTTTTCTTCTCAAATCCAGTTCCGTCCTTTCTGACCACATACCGAGTTAAAATATCGTGATACCGTTTCGCGGCATGACACTGTGCCGCAAACAGACGACGCCAGTACTCGCGCCTGGCTTTTTCTTTTCGTCTTGTCATCCCTGCCTCCTGCATCGGCCACACAGGCGGCATTCTTCCTGTTCGAGAGTCGGGTCAATGCTGCGCAGCGCCTTGACCCAGCAAATCGTTCGGATAACCAGCGGCGGGCCGTACACCATCCGGCGGACACACTCCCAAAAATCAAGACTGTTCTGACGATACCGCTGCTCAACCGTCCGAAGACCGGCCAGGGTCGCCGGCACAGATTCCAGGCCGCAAATCGTCCGTGCCAAATCGGCCAGGTCGGGGTCGTCCAGGTCGGGCGGGCGACGGGCCGGAGCCGGTTTTTCCGGCCTGCGAAACCGGCAAATCCGACGCTCAATCTGTTCCTTTTCGGCTGTAAATACATCTACTGCCATAAACTCATCTCGATCATATTGTAGTATTCCGAATCCGGTTTAACCTTCAGGCCGACGTAGGCGTACTGGCGGCAGTCATTTCGCCATACACGCTGTCGTCTGACGGTCGGAAACAGCTTGCGGACACACTTGCCGAAGTTTGTCTCATTTTTCACGCCGAAATTGTTGTCCCTGCAAAACGCCTCGTATGCCTTTCGAACCTGTTTGCACAACGGAGCGGTGTTTTCGACAGCGTCGTCAAACTCAATCGCCTCGAAATTCTCGATCAAAAACTGCCGCTCCGGATGCTGATCCAGCTTGTACTTATACAACATCTCACGGCTGACGACCGGCTCGATAAACTGGCCCTTGTCGATCAGTATTTTGGCTCCGTGCAGTGCCCAGGCCAGGACGCCGGGCATTTCGTCGGCGACAATTCGATCCACCAAATCCTTAATGGGCTGCTCGACCACGTGATTAAACGGGCACAGCAGCATACGACGCCAGACGCCCTCGGAAGAATCCTTGAACTTTGGTAAATGGTTTGTCGTGATCATCACTTTGGCCGTTGGGCGGGCGGAAAACGCCTGCTTATACAGAAATTTGAACGGAAACAGTCCGCCGCCGGTATAATGTTTCAAGGCGTTTTCCGCCTGCGGGTCGAGCAGTGATTCTTCCGTCTCATCGCAAACGTTCAGCATTTTGCCATAGGTCTGCGTGATCGCGTGGGTATCGGCGAACAGCGACAGCCGCACGGTCGAGGTGTTGTTCTGGCCCACCAGATAGGTCATTATGTCCGAAAAAACAGATTTCCCTGTTCCGGATTCTCCGTGGATCAACAGGAATTTTTGCTGTTTGTTATCGTGCTTCATCAGGCAGTATCCGGCCCACTGCTGGAGCAGGATCATCAATTCGGCATCGCCCTGCGTCGCGTCGACCAGGAACCGATCCCATAAATCGCATCGGGTCTCCTCCTGCCAGGCGAACGGCAGATAGGTCGTGGTGTAAAAATCCGGTGTCGGCGGCAGCAGACGCGGGGGCCAATCGCTCCAGTCCAGCAGGCCGTTGCTGACGGGGATAATATAGGTGCTGTCGCCGCGGCCATCCAGCCAACAGGGTGGGTATTGTTTTTCAGGATACAAATAGACGTCCGCAAGAAAACGCAGCTGAAAAATCACATTCTGGACACTGCTGATGCTGACCGGGATCCGTTTGATATGTTTGCCATCCTGATACACGCACCGTGACATAAACGCAGTCACATAACGGGCCAGCTGGGTGTCCTGGTCGATGGACTGATATTGGCCATCCTTGTACATCGCCCAGCCGACGGTTGGGTGGTATTTGTGTTTGTATTCCGACTGATTTTCGAATACGCGGGCGATGGTCGTATATGATGAGTCCGGAAGCATCACCGCGTCGTCTTCTTCGGCCTTGGGTTCGTATCGACCCGCACTCTTGGCGATCCGCTGAATATCCTTGTCCGGCAGCGGCGGCTGACAGCGTTTTTGATTGACCAAAGACAGATGCAGATAAATGTCGTCCACTGAAAGACCCGACCGGCGCAGCTTGCCGCCGATGCGGATCAAGGTATCATCGCGGCGGCCTTCCGGAATCGGTTCGTTTCCGGTCAGGACGGACGGCTGATTGATCTGGGCGCAAGTGACCCAGGGCGGCATCGGCGCCAGACCGAAACGCGGGTCGATGCGCCAGCGATATTCATTGCCGTTGGCGTGGATACTCGGCGGCGCGACCACATAGCCGCCTTCGCCGCGGACGTCGATCCCTTTACCCAGTCGACCGGACGAATTGCGTACCGGATAGGCCGGACAACGATAATAAAAATGACCGCCGCCAGAACCTGTCTGGACGGTGGCGGTTTCCTGTCGTCGACCGCCGGTCAGTTTGCCCCACGCCTCATGGCCGTCTTTTTCGGTATCCACGTCCACCACGACAATCCCGCTGGCTTGTCCAGTCACGATGCCCAGATTAAATCGTTCACCCGAATCGAACCAGCGGGAGACTTCGGCCATATCGGCGGTTCCCTGATGACTGCCCTGGGGGCATAGACGATAATGCGGGGCCTTGCCGGGCTTTTTGCATCCCCTGCCGCACGTGCATTGACCCTTGTCTGGATAACAAAGCGGGATGATCTGCCATCCCAGCGACAGGTAGGCCTCTGCGCATTCGCGAAAACGTTTAATGTCCATACTACTCCCCGAACAATCCAGGTAAAAGCGGTTCCAGTTGATCTGCCAATTCCTGCACACTGTGAACCACCAGGTATACACCGCCGACGCGGCGCACCTGTTCGGCCCGTTTTTGCTGGGATTCGCTCCAGATGCCGCCGTCGCCGTGCTTGCACTCGATCTCGACGTGTTGGCCGTTCGGCGGTATCACGGCGAATATATCGCCGCCCCCTTTGATTCCGTAGCGAAACATCCGGCCCGTACCGGACAAGTCGCCCATGCCGGTATTGTTGCGGTCGGCCAGACAGCCGCAGTTGCGGAGCCATTTCAGGCATTCTCGGAGCACGTCGCGTTCGGCTTGGCCCGTCCGGCGGGCCGGACGGGTGCGATGGGGAACTGTTATCGGTTTGTTGGTGATTCGGTGATACCAGTGTTCCAGGTGCTTCCTGCGGTCTTGTTTCACGGTTTACTCCATTATTGCCGGTCATCTCATCTGTGATAGAGAAAATGCCCGTGATTACCCGCACGGGCGACGGGTTGCCGAAAAGGAGAGCCGGATCAGAAGGGAATATCGTCGTGTTCGGTCTGCGAGGGCGAACCGGCCACCATCTGGCTGCGAATAGCCTTCAGGCCGTCCAGTCGCTTGCGGCTCTCTTCCGGCGACAGGGTTTTTTTGGTCGGCGATTCAGACCATCCGCCTTGCGGAACAAACCAGGCGACTTCCATATATTTTTCGCCCTTTTCGAGGTGGGCTATTCCTTCTGCGCCGAGGCAGTCGTCGGCCTCCAGCTCGCCGGACTGCCACTGCTCCATCAGGCCGGTTGATTCACAGAACTGTTTAACGCGAAACATCGCCTTCTCGGTGAACACAAGATTCTCATAAACCGTCAATTGAGAATCCAGTTTTACATCGCATTCCAGCTGAAGACTGATCATCTCGTTGTTGTTTTTGCTGATACGTTCTTCCGCCGACACAACGACAAACGGATAATCGCCGTTCGGCACATTAAAGGATAGTTCCTGTACACTTTCTGGATTAAACTTCGGCATATTCTGTCTCCTGTTCGTTTGAGGTTTCGTTGTTTTTACGGTCGAGATATGCTCGGAATATCTCATAATCCAATTCGATGCGATCCGGCAGGCTCCAGCCGGCGCGGACTTTGGCGTCGTAGGCGGCGGAGGGCTTGGTATAGATGTAACGCTTCTGGAGCATAACGCCTTTGCCCTTGACGGCCTTCGGTGAATCCTTCTTGACTTTTATATCCACGTTAAAGAACAACACCATATCCGCCCATTCCTTGGTTAGGCCCCAGATCGATGTGGACGGAGAATCCACCAGCGACGCCTTGTAAATATCGAAGTTATCGCCCAGCGGGTTACTGAAGGGTCGGATTGCCGCGTGCAACAAGAGGATGGATTCCATTTTTCGGTTGACGCGGAGATAGTCGATTGCACTGAGCATCTTTCGCCACTCCCGCATCAGCACCTTGTAACCACTACCGTACGCATCGAATTTCACAGAATCGTTGTCGTACTCCTTGCGGATAATATACTCGATTGCCAAGTGTTGCGCCCAGTCGGCGGTATCCAGCACCACCGTCTTGAACTGGTGATCCTCTTTGGCCAGGGCGCGCAGGCAATCAAAAAGTTCTTCCCACGTCCGACATAACGGGAACTGGGGCACGTCCAGCCGTGTTGCGCCGTCCTCGGTACAGATAAACACAGGGTCATTCGCGTTTGCGCCGAACGTCGATTTCCCAATCCCGTCCGTGCCATAGGCCACTATACGGACGGGATACTGTGGTCCGCCCCGTGTGATGTGTTGCAGAGTAACCATTTTTTTGCTCTCCTAAAAAAGTTATACAGTTAATTCTTCGTGCACCGTCTCGGTTTTGCGAAAACCGGCGGGCACACCGTCGGAAATACTCTTTTCGCCCGCACACAACGGATAATACGGGCACAGGCTGCTGTAGTTGCGGCAAGTGTTGGTGTTGCGATACCATCGTCCCAGCCGTCGGCACTCCAGAATATCCTTGGCAACCATCCAAAGCTCGATCTGGAATTCCTCAAGGTCGGATTCAAGACGCGGCACCTCGAACCGCTGATAATAATAATCCGGACGGTCGGCAATGTCGGCGGCCAGTTTAGCCCGCCATTCGTCCGGTGTCATCTCGCGCGTCTGGAGTTCGTACCCTTTGGCGGTGTCGGCGGTCAATCGCGGCTGTCCGTTGGCCTTCATCACACGCCGACCGCTGCTGTCTAAAACAATCTTATCGCCGTTATCATCTGTAAGCGGAACCGGGCACGGACGAATCGTCGGCTTGCGAATACAGTCGTATATCGCCGTGCTGACGTCCAGCCCCTCGATGCGGGCCGCGGCGATATACATCGATAATTGGTGGTTGATCGCCAGTACGCGGCGATAATCACTGTCCGGCCCGATGTCCTCACTAACGGTCTTTGTTTCCATCAGAGCCAAGCGGCCATCGGGCATGCGACCGATGCGGTCTCGTTTGCCAGCCTGACGGAACGACAGCATTTTATGGCCGTTTAAGCCGTAAATCGGCAGTTCAAAGACCTTCTCTGATTCGATTATCTCAAGGGGTGAGTTGCTCCAGGCTTGGTTATAACCGCGAACCAACTCCTGGACGGTTACCGATTCGTAGGCAAGGTCGGGTGTATTATCCAGTGGGTCTGCCTGGTCTTCGTAGATTTTGCCCAGTACCTCTACCACGTCATTCAGCGGGACCCCCTTGGCCAGCAAATCCAATCCTTCGTGCACCATAGAGCCGATACGCAGGCACGCCCGCTCCCTGTCCGGGCGCAAGCCGAGTTCATAGGCCCAATAGTATTTTCGACGACACGTCTTAAACGTCGAAATACTACTGTTTGTTATGGTATCCATTTTTTTTCTCTCCTGATCATTGAAATGTGCGCAAAAATCGTGCTCTCATTTCGCGGCGGTCTTTGCTTGTTTCGTTCCCGCTTACAATACAGAGATAAACCGCATGTTCCTCTCTGTCCTGTTGGGTTAAAGTAATTTTTCGTTTTCGTTGATTCGCGACTCGTTTTCGCATTGCTATCCCTTATCGATGGCGTTAATCTCCTGTTGACATGCATCCTTGATAACCACCAGGCCGATTCGATATTCCGCTCTGTCCTGTTTGCGGAGTTCACGTTCAAGTTTAAGTTCGTCTTGCAGCCGCTCGTTCTCGTCTTTATAATATTCGATCACGCACTCAAGACCGCAGAACCACTCGGCGGCCTCGCCGTCATAAACCATACACTTGCGGCATCCGGTATGGCCGCATACAGTGCAGTCTATCGGGCTGATGGTTTGCGTTCCGCAGTCGCATAGATACGGCTCTGTCTCGATTTTTGGCCTGGACGGATAACCCGTCCGCTCAGCCTGCAAGATGTTGGGGTGGGTCATATTCATTTTACGGTCTCCTTATTTCAGTAGTATCCATATCATCGACAGCGGCAGGCCGACGGCCAAACCAATGTAGATTATGATTGCTGTTATCATTTTCTTCGTTCCTTTCATTCCATTAAAGTGTGCCGGGGCAGGTGGACTGGGGCAGAGAACCTGCCCCGGCTTGCGGAGGGGAGAATTTAATACAACTATAAAATACTATTACCACGCCGACGATCTTCGGTCGGTGGTGGAGACACTCGACAAATAAAATCACGCATCAGCGCCCGCAGTGCCTCAGACGTGGTGGTATAACCGGCCTTCTTGCAGGCTCGGCGAAACTCACGCCTGAGACGCGGCGGACATGTAAAACCAATTTGTTTTTCTCGTTCGTTCATATTTTTCTCAAAACCCCCCGCCCCGTGCCGGCGGCGGGAGGAAGTTAAAAGAGTCGGTTACCACGTTAATCGGGTCGGGCGAAACCGATCTTATCGCCCATCACCTTTTCCCAGGCGATAATCTGCTCGACATACCCCGCATACCGCTCCTGCTCGTCCGGCGGGTAGCCGTGCTCGGCTGCAACCTGCCGGACGTTGGCGGTACACCAGTCAAACGGCTTGATGAGACAGCCCGCCCGAATCGTCCCCGGCGAGTGCCAGTGGATGGCAAACGACCATGACTGATACACGGGCACTTGGACGTAGTCGCCCAGCCGGACGGAGTCGCCCAGCCGGACGCAGGCGCCAAGCCGGACGCCGTTGCCCAGCCGGACGCCGTCGCCCAGCCAGACGCCGTTGCCCAGCCGGACGCCGTTGCCCAGCTCGACGTAATCGCCCAGCTGGACGCCGTTGCCCAGCCAGACATCGTCGCCCAGCCGAACGTCGTGGCCCAGACAGACGCGGGAGCCCAG